AGCGGGCGCACGTTGCCATCCATCAGGGCAGCGGCTACGCGCTCGACCAGGCCGGACGGGGGAACGCCATCACCACTGCGCGAGAGCAGCGTCACCAGCACCTCGCCGGGGGTGGGACTCATTGCGCTCACATCAAGCACGTCTGGATCTGCCGACAACGCATGGAAGAGGTAGGCGCCCTCCGGGCCAGCGACGCTGTAGCCCTCCGGGGCGAGCTGGATGCGGCGCCGCAGTTCGACGTCGCTCTCCATCACAGCCGGGGTATTGGTCTTGGGATCGGCAGGCGTGATCTGTTGGCGCACCACGCCGAAGAAGGCGCCGAGGTTGTCCAGATCAGCGCCGCCGGCATAGGCCAACATGTTGCCTTTGCCGCGCACGTTGAACGATTCCCGCAGGTGGACTTCGCGGTACGCGCAGACCTGCAGCAGCACGCTCATCGGGTCCGATTCCAGCAGCGTGGCGTACTCAGGCGCCAGCAGGTACAGGGTGGCTTTCAGATCGGCGTAGGACTGCTCAAAGCTGACCTGTTCGGTCAGGTCCGGGACGGGCAGCTTGGACAATTCGACAGCGGTAAAGGTGGACATGGCGACACCAGGCGCAGGGGCGTATCAAGGGTGTCATCGCCCCATGCCCGTAACCATTCCCGGCGTGTGTAACCGCTACGCCTACGCCATTCCGGCGGTGAGGTGGTCCATGATCGCGTCGCGTACCAGGGCGAGGCTGCTGTCGGAGAAGCCCAGCAGGCGGCGCTGCTCGTAGCGCACGCGCGGGCCGCCGCGGATGACGCTATCTGTTCGGCCTTCCTGATGAACGGTTGCGATGCGGGAGACGCGGCCGACGAAGCCCACCGATACCTGCTGCGCATCAGCGCGCACGCGCAGATGCTTGGCCTGGCGCAGCTTGGCGAACATGGCCGCGCGTTTGATGCGACCCGCCTTCTGCCGGGCCGGAGAGGGCTTGCGACGGGGTGCGTAGGCACTGCCGTCAGGATTGCGCTGTGCAGCGATACGGCGCTGCTCGGCGCGTCGCAGCTGCGTACCTACGCGGCGGGCAAGGCGGACGCGCTCAGCGGGCTGCAGGCGCGCCAGCAGGGGTTCTACCCACTGCTCCAAGGCGCGCAGATCCTCAGACAAGGGGAATGCCAGGCAGGCAGGCGACCAGCGCGCCCTCAGCGTCGACCACCTGGCCGCCGGCCAGCGACGCGGCGTGATAGTCCTCGGTGGCGGGTTCGCCCACGTGGGTGAGCAGGAACGAGCCATCGGGCTGCGGCGTCACCACAACGCGCTCGGTCAGCGGCAGCTTGAGCGCGACGTCGACCAGGTTGTCGGCGAGTACGTCGACATCGAAACCTATATCGTCGCGCCGGGCCGGATTGGCCAGCAGTTCCGGCTGGTGCCGGGTTAGCCACTGCAGCACCGGCAGCATCAGCGAATCGGGGCTGCCGGCGTAGTCGGTGAGGATCAGGGCCAGCGTGTATTGGTACTGGAACGACAGGCCGGGCTGGTAGCTGCTTTGCAGCTTTCCATCCTCCACGAACACCAGCAGGCGCTCGGCGCTTTCCTGCAGACCGGGGACGGCCGCCAGCAGGTGCGTGCGCAGCGAGTCCGGCTTAATCACGGCCGGACGCCTGCCGCTGGCGCACCGCGTCCTGCAGGCCGATCAACTGCTCGCGGATGGCGTGGCAGGTGGTGTAGTTGTCGGTGACGGTGCTGGCGACGGTAGAGAGCGCAGTGCCGGCGGCGGGCGCATCAGGATCTCCGGCAGGTCCGGCCAAGGGGCGGTTTTCGGCGGCTGCGTCGTGCACGCGGACAAAGCCAGCAGGCACAAGGCAAGCGCGATCAGCTTCGGGCGTGACATAGACGGGAACCTCTTTGACGATGGTGGCGCCGGCTTCGCGCACGTACTGCACGCGGTCGACGTAGCGCGTGACGACTTTGGCGTCGCCGCTGAGCGCATCGCGCTCCTGTTTTGCCGCATCACGCTCGGCCTCGGCGTTGTCGCGCTGACGGCCGATGCCATCAATGCGTCGCTGCTGCACCAGCGCGACCGCAACGCCCAGCAGCAGCACGATCACCAGCAACGCGGCCAGGATCGCCGCTAGGCGTCGGGAGATCACGCAGCCCCCAGGACTTGCAAGGCGCGATTGGTGCGGCTGATCCGGTCGGCCATGCCTTCGGGCGTGGCCTTGGACGTGACCGAGCCGAGGTTGACGCGGCGGCTGACCGCCAGCACGTCGCCGCCATCGGCGGTAGTGTTCAGGCCGGCGTCCTTCCAGTACGCGGCAGCGGCTGCGGCGCCCACTTCCACATCCAGCAGCAGCTGCGGCTGCTGTTCCAGCGGCTGGCCGATCAGCTGGCCGATGTGCCGGTAGTTGCCGCGTCCGGTGATCTGCACGGGGCAGCGGCCACGATAGAGGTAGCCATCGCCGCTGGCCTCGTTGCCGTTGCCGTTGCGGCCGGCATACACGCGGTTGCCAAGCTTCTCCGGCTGGTGGACGAATGCGTCGAGCTCGGTGGCGGCGATGCGCTTGCCGAATACTTCCGGCAGGCGCTTGCGGCTGTAGCTGAGGTTCTCTTCGACCCGCGACAGGCTCAGGCTTTCGTGGCCGATCTGCGCGAGGAAGTGCGCGGCACGGCGCTTGGTGGTGATGCTGAAACGCACCATGGCCGCGTTCAGCGCGGGCGCCCAGCGCTGCGCACGCGGCAGCGGGCATTGCATGATCTGACTCAGTTGCTCGGCGGTGACCACTACTCGACCCTCAGAATGCGCGCCACGTTGCCTCGGGCGCGGTAGGTCACCAACAGTAGGACAAGCAACAGGCCCAGCTGCCACACGCTGACGTGTGCGGCTGCGCCAAACAATGCGACGTTGATGGCAAGGCCACCGGTACAGGCGATCAGCAGCCACGCACAGCACGACACGCCTATGCGGTGCCGGGCATCCGGTCCCGGTCGGTAGGTAATCAGCAGTACGCAGATGGCGAGACTGCTGACCAGGGTGGCGACGACAAGCAGGTTATGCACTGGGTGGCCCTCCGCGACGGATACGGGACAGGTCGAAGGTTCGGCCGCGCTCAATCAGGCCGAGCGTGACGGTGATGCCGCAGGCTGCGGCGGCGAAGGCGGCCATGCCGGTGGACTGCAGCGGCACCCAGCGCAGTACCTCGCCGGCGCCGTAGTATCCGGCGATCACGCTGACGATCAGGTACACAAGGCGCTTCCAGATGGGCAGATCCTTGGCCGAGACGACGAACAACGTGCCCCCGGCAAAGGCGCCAATCAGGGCGTCGCCGTCGATGCCGGGCACCAGGGAGGCCAGGCCGAGGCCGGTGGCGACCATTACGGTGCCGGTGAGGGAGGTTGGTTCGGTCATTTCAGTCCCAGAGCTGGATCAGCGGTCGCTCGGTGGCGATCAAATGGGATGGGGGGAGGGCCGGCAGCGTTACCGGCGTCCCCATCGGAAGGATTGGCCCGTGCAAGGACAGGCCGGGATTGAGCGCGAACACCTGTTCGGTCATGCCCGCCGTGGCGCCCAGGTGACGCCAGCACAGCTGGTCGATGGTGTCGCCTTGCTGGGCATGAACGCGCATCAGATCAACTCGACTGTGACGCGCCGGGTGCCCAGCAGGTCGCTGATCGCGTTGCGTAGGTCGCGGCGGATCTCATCGATCGTGGGCGCCAGATCGTCTGCACGCTGGTTACCTTGGCCCGTAGCGTCATAGGAGCGGTAGCGTTCGTGCAGTTCCACTGCCGTGGCGCAGTACACGGCGCGCAGATACAGCTGGACCAGGCGTGATGTGCCGTCGACCTCCTGTGCCGGCACATCGCCCAGGGTGGCGTAACCGGCGGCCACCTTGGCCGCCTGCCACTGTTCCAGTTCCCGCGTGACGGACATAACCGCCATGACCACCGTGGCCCGCATACGCGGCGCAGGGACATCGCCTGCGACGCGCACCGACTCTCGCAGCACGCCGACGTCGATCTCCGGCCAGAACGGCCCGGCAGTGACAGGCTGCTGTTTGGCGACAGGTGACGTGTTGGCGGTGAAGCTGCTCATGGTTGCCTCGATAGGTCGCCGGTGGTCGGGGCGTCACACCAGGGAGAGATGCTGGTGATCGGCCCCGAGCCGGCGGGGTCGCGGGGTACGCTCGGTGTGAGGGTCAGTCGTCGGACTGATTACCCTCGATCTTCCTCAGCAGGCGCTCGGCGCGCTTGAGGTCTTCCTTGCCGCCGCAGCTGTCGTGCAACTGGATGGCCCGGCGCAGATCATCAATCGCCGTGGACATAGCCTCAGCATCCAACGGCGCCGCCTCGGTGCCGGTTGCAAGCAGGCCGCGTGCGCGAGCCAGCAGCAGCCGGGCTCGGACCTGATCGGGCATATCCTGGCCCTCGGTCAGTTCCATCGCACGGGTCAGCACCGCCGGATCGAACTCAGCGCCGGTCTTCTGGGCATTGAGCGCGGCCACGCCGATTTCTTCGGCAACCACGCACCCAGCCGTGCGGCTGAACTCATCCGGCATCGGCAGGCCATGGGCCAGGACGTACTCGGCCAGATCCAGCCCTTGGGAATACTCGCCCGCGTCCAGACACCACAGCATGATGGTGGACACCACCAGGTCAGCACCGCCCTGATTGGCGGCCACTACGCCTTCGACGTACGGCGCGTAGGTCGGGAGCAAGGCCACCTTGAGCGCCGCCTTGGATTGGGTGGACTGGATCTGTTTCAGGCGGGCGCGGTCGTGGGAGAGCTGCAGCAGCATCTGCTGGTATTCGGTGGTTCCTTCCATCAGGGCGCTGCCGGCCGAGCGCGCCGCCGCTTCCTCGGCGGCGACGCGCTGCAGGTGGCGCTTGGCGGGGCTATCGGCCATTGGCTCAGTCCCCGACCTTGATGTTCTCGACCACCGCGCCACGGCCGTAGTCCTCGACCACGTAGTCGTCGTTGGACGATTCGAAGTTGGCGATGCGGTTCTTCTGCGGCTGTTCCTGAATGTAGCGGCGGCGACCGCCGATCTGCCAGTACAGCGACAGGTTGTCCAGGGAGGTGACCATCAGCGCGTTGGCTGGCATGAACGGCACGATGACCGGCTGCAGGCCGCCGATGCGCTTGGTGCCCAGCACCAGGTCAGCGGCCAGCTGTTCGGTGGGCGCGTTGTCCTTGTCGATGATGGGGAAATACTTGTCGAACACCAGGTCGCGGCCCAGCACTACGACAAGGCCCGGATCCTGTTGGTGCCACGGCTCGATCAGCGAGGACACCACGTCCATCACCAGCGAATCGAGGTTCGCATAGTCCCGCTTCGCGTTGTCGGTACCGCCGATCTGCACGACGCCATCGGTCTTGCCCTTCGCCATGACGCGCTTGGCGGCATGCTCGCGGTACTTCTGCAGCCAGCCCTTGTTGACGTCCTGCAGCAGCGGATTGGTGGCCCGGTTGGTGGTCTTGGCGACGCTGGTGCCGTTGAAGCCGATCATGATGCGATCCAGTGCCTGACGCTGGATGATCGAATCGCGCACGAAGGTCTGGAAGTTCGGCTGACGCGCCCAGGCGTCAAGGCGTGCGTAGGGGATTGCAGTGTCGTAGTCGGTCTGCACGCACTCGTAGCCGAAGCTGTCCAGTGCGGTGACATCGGCCGGGGTGCGCTCGGCGTCGCCGCTGGTGTCGGTGCGGCCGGCGATGGTGCCGTTGACGCCGACGCCGATCTTCTCGCCCTTGAGGTCGATCACACCGGGCATGTTGATCGCAGAGAGGAACGCGCTGCTCTGCTGGATGCGCTGTTCCATGGTCTGCTGCACGGACGGTTCAACCGAGAACGCCAGGCTGGCGGTCTCGACGTTGTTCAGTTCGGCAACTCGCCGGGTGAACTGGCTGAATTGGGT